CTTGATCCACCCGACTTCGGCCGTTTGCGCGACGACAGACACCGCTCGGGGCGAAGAACGCTTGCCCAGCGAGCAAAATCAGGCGATCTTGAAGTCAAGCGGCATGCCACTTGGGGAATGTCGGCTCAAGGCCCCGATGGCAATCCGTGGGACATTAGTTTTGCTCGCCCGTTTGACATGTCTACAGATTCAAAGTTCTTTCGGACTGCTGCACAACTGGCGGCAGAGGGTTTTGAACGCTCCGGACCTGATTGGCTTCGCGGCGAACCAGAACAATGTCGCTACGTTCCGCTATATGAAGCGAAGCTGGTCTGGCACTTCGACCATCGAGCATCTTCGTATCATTCGCGTGGAGATGAGCGGGGAAATCGGGTTCTACCACCGACTACCGAAGAAGAACACCAGAGCATCTCATTCGAAGCTGAACCTTTCTATTGGGTCCCTTCGGATGAAGTCGCACGGCGGCTATCAGATCGGCTTGCAGGAAAGAACTACCTTTTCGGCTGGCGGGACGTCACAACAGCGATCGCTGAAAGAACCATGGTGCCGTGCGTAATTCCAAAATATGGGACCGGCGATACATTCTTGTTGGCCTTTACGGGGCACGAGCCGCATCTGCTTGCCTGTCTGTATGCAAATTGGGCTTCGCTCGCCTTTGACTATGCAACAAGGCAGAAGATTGCCTACGTCCACTTGAAGTATAATATTGTCAAGCAGTTGCCGACGATTGCACCCGACTTCTACACGGAACCCCGCCTCTCCTTCGTCGCCCCGAAGGTGCTGGAACTCACCTACACCTCGCACAGCCTCGCCCCCTTCGCCCGCGATCTGGGTCATGACGGCCCGCCCTTCGCCTGGGACGAGGCCCGCCGCGCCCACCTGCGCGCCGATCTCGACGCCTTCTACGCCCGCGCCTACGGCCTGACCCGCGACGAACTACGCTACATCCTCGACCCTGCCGACGTGAAGGGTCCGGACTACCCCTCGGAAACCTTCCGGGTCCTGAAGGAAAAGGAAATCCGCCACCACGGCGAATACCGCACCCGCCGCCTTGTCCTCGCCGCCTGGGACCGGATGGAAGCGGACGGTGAGTTCAAGGCGATGGGGATGTAAGGGATGGGCGTGATCGACGCCACGCAGTATGAAATGATGCGTCGGGTCTTCGTCATGATGATCCGCGAGACTTGTCAGCCCGACGATGGATGGGATCGGTCTATTGAGTCATTGACCCTTGCCCTTGTGAAATGGGGACTTCATGGGGCGGTCGATCCGGATATGCAGCCCTATGTCAGCCTCTTTCTTGAGGAGGTGCGCTCCGGACGCGTTGCCCCGTTTGGCGACGTTAAGCCGGAGATCGGCTTTATCGATCCTCCGGTGGAGTTTCTCCAGCCCGAGGTGATTCAGCAAGACCTCTTTGGAAGCCAACCCAAGGGGCGTGACGACACCGAGCGCGCGCTGATCGATCAACTGATCGCGGCAACGAAGCTCTACAACAGCGGCGAGGCGATCAAGGAGTTGTTCGCCTTCACCATCCGCTTGCGCGAATTCGCCCCGTTCAACGCGATGCTGTTGCACATCCAGAAGCCGGGACTGACCCACGCAGCAACAGCGCAGGACTGGCACAAGCGGTTCGGCCGGGTGCCGAAGAAGGGCACCCGCCCACTCTTGGTCTTGCGCACCAAGGGACCAGTCGACTTCGTCTTCGACATCCTTGATACCGAGGGGCGCGATGTTCCAGTCGATGCCTTTGCCTTTCCGACATTCGGCAACCTGACCGACAACCGCTTCACCGAGTTCATGCGATCGGTGAAGAAGGAACGGATCGACATCGTCGCCCTCGATGCCGGCGATGGCCAGGCGGGCTGGATACGCCTGCTGGCAGCGTCGAAGGCCAAGACCGGCAAGAACCTTTACCAGCTCGCCTACAACCGCAATCACGACGCTGCCACGCGCTTCGTCACCGTGGCGCACGAGTTGGCGCATCTTTACTTGGGGCACCTCGGGCTCGATGCCGGTCGTCGCGTGCCGGATCGGCGGGACACGCCACACGCTCTGATGGAAGTCGAGGCGGAGATGGCGGCCTATCTGGTAGCGATGCGCAACGGGCTGAAACCCAGAAGCGAAAGCTATCTTGCCAACTACAAGGGCGCGTTCGAGGATTTGAACCTGTACGCCGTCACCCGCGCTGCAAATGCCGTGGAAACGGCAATGGGCATCGCGGCGCAAAAGCTCTGGAACGAGAAGGCGTAAAGGGAATGATCCAGTCGCCCCAGAGCTTTGTCGTCTCGCAGGAATGCCAAAAGGTCGCCTGGCAGAACGGCTATCGTCGCGCCTTGGGCGAAGCGGACGGCTGGGCGCGCTACGGGTCGACGACCGCGAAGGGCACAGTCTGGTTGTCAGCCGGTGGGCATGACGGGCCGTGGTTTCTGGCTCTCGATCACCTCGGCATCGTCGAGGATCTGAACCTGCCGAAGGCCGACATGCCTGGCCCGGGCCTCGTGCGCTACGCCTTCCTTAACCTGACCGCGCTCTATGCCGTGATGCCCCGGGTCTACCAGTTGGGCGTAACGCTGCCCGATGGCCCGCTCGAGGAATTCCGTGCGGCTGTGGCCAACATGCCCAAGAGCACCGAGGCCGAGCGGCTGATCGTCCAGCGCGTCGGCCAGGATATCTTCCGCGACCGGCTGATGACCTACTGGCAAGGCCGCTGCCCGCTGACGGGGATCACCGATCCGGCGCTTTTGCGCGCAAGCCACATCATCTCCTGGAAAGATTGCGGAAGCGACGCCGACCGGCTGGACGTGCATAACGGCCTGCTCCTTTCGGCTTTGTGGGATGCGGCCTTCGACCGGGGGCTGGTGACCTTCGATGATGACGGCCTTCCGCAATTCTCGCCAAAGCTGAGCGAGACGGCGCGCGCAGAGCTGCGCTGGCAATCTCCCATCCCGCTCACCGACAAACACCGCGCCCGCCTTGTCTGGCATCGGACAGAAGCCTTCGAGGACATCGAACCATGAAACCTCGCTCGAGCCGCTGACAGGTGCACAATTGTGCCCATCGCCGCACGAGACAGATGTTGCGTAGCCATGTCACCATTCCGGCGCAGCGAATCCCTGCCGCTCCTTGAAACCGTGAATCTGTGATCCGGGCCGGGCGATGCGCTGCGGTCGAGGCGTTTGGCGCGTCCCGTTCTGACGTCACCCTGCCCGGGCTTCACACGAGCTGGTTTTCCGTGAAGCCGGATCAGAAATCCGTCTCGACGTAGACCCCGGCGCAGTCGTAGGCGACGGAGGCGGCGGTCGCGCCGGTGTTGAGGAAGAGGCGCGGCGACAGGAACTGCGTGGCGGCTGGCAGGTCGGCGGTGATTTCCTGCTCGAAGACCGCGACGGAGACCTCATCCACCACACGGACCCAGACCGACCCGGCATTCGGTGGGGCGGCAATGAACAGGGTCAGAACGCCACCCGTGGCGATGGCGAAGCTCGCGCCCATGTCGATCAGCGTCGGCGTGCCGGTACCGTCGTTGCGGACCAGCTGCCAGTTCGCATGGGTTCCGCGCTGGAAGCCGATGCCGATGCAGTTCACCACGGCGGCCAGCGTCAGGGTGGTGGCCAGTGCTGCCGTCGATCCATAAAGGCCGAAGAATCCCATGCCGGTTGCCTGCAGGGTCGTGAGGGACAGGCGCGTGACGAAGGTCCAGCCGCCAAGGCCTGCGGCATTGCCGCGCCAGCAGGCCCAGCCAGCAGATCGCTGGTCGGCCACCGAGTCTACGACCGCTGCCGAGGTCAATCGCCAGCGGCGCATCGAGGCGGCCAGGTTTGTCGCGGCGAGCGTCGGATGCGAGACGGTGCCGACCGAAGTGATCGGCAGGCCTTCGCTTGTGATTGTCGTGCCGGTCGAAGGCGCCCAGTTGGCGATGCGGTTGACGCCGAAATGCGGCTGCAGGGGAAAGTCCCGCCCGGAGGGTCGCATGACGTCGATCCACGGCGCCCCGGCGCGGTTGCGCGCATAGACCGAGGCCTTGCCGGAAGGCGGCGGGCTTGGCGCAGCCGACAGCCCCGGCAGGACCGTGGGCTGCAGCAGTTCCACCTGGCCGCTGGTGCGGTCGATTCTGATCGCATCGAAGAAGGCCGAGCCATCCGGACTGACCTTGAAGCTGAAGTCGTCGTTGCCGAGCAACCCGATCAGCGCCCGCGCCGAAAACCCGGTCTTGAATGCGAAGGCGGCGTCGTTCCCGGCGGCGGCCTTGTTGACGGTGGCCTCGATCCCCGCGCCTGCGTTGTTCAGGAGGACTGCAGGCGTGTTGATCGAGAGCCGGTTGTAGCTGTCGGCCGTCGCCCCGCCGAGGCCCAGCAACTGCGCTGTCAGATTGGCCTGGGGCATGCCGACCTGCGTGACGGCATTGGCGAAGGTCACGGTCGGCGTGTTGATCACCATCGTGCCGCCCGCCCCGGCGGTGGCCGAGCCGATGTTCACGACGGTGGTCGATCCGGCGGCGCCGCCCGTGCCGACGTTCACGGTCTTGGTTACGCCCGTCGTCGTGGCCCCGGTCCCCATGCCGTAGGTTGCGGTGCCGGTGGACGTGCCGATGGTCGCCGAGGCCCCGGATGTCGTCACCGTTCCCGAGGCCGTCAACGTGCCCGAGAAGGTCTTGTTGCCGGTGAAGGTCTGGGTGCCTGCGAGGATCGCAAGTTCCGACGAGGTGTTCGGCAGTGTAAAGCTGCGCGTTGTCCCGGCGCTGATGCCTGCCAGCGAAAAGGTCGCCTTCTTCGTCGGGTCCGCATCGTTCACAAGGCTGAAGACCGCATCCGACACGTCGCGCGGTTCGCCCACCACCTCCCAGGCAGCACTGTTCCAGACCAGGAACAGCCCCTCTGCCGCGATCCAGACCATCCAGCCGGTTCGCGGCACGAGGCGGATCCATGCGCCGTCCACCCAGAAGGCGATGTTCAGGTCCCATCCTGCCCAGAGGCCGGTCGCGCCCGATGCCACAAGGTGCCGGTTTCCGTCGACCGGGCTGGCCGGGGGCGTGGTGCGCGTCCGGTCGAGGACCGAGAGCTGCACGATCGCGTCGAGCAGCCGCAGCGCCTCGTTGTGGGTGACGTGCTTCTGGGCTTGCGCCGCCAGAAGATAGGGCAAGCCCAGATGGGTCGTGGTATCGGACATGAGAAATCCCGTCAGAACTGGAGGGTCACGGACGCAGGCGTGCCGCGGCCGAGGCGGTTCGAAAGCTGGAAGATGCGGATCGCCAGCGTCTGGCCGGGCCCGAGCGGCGCGCCCCAATCGGCACTCTGCTGGGCGGCGTTGTAGAGGACGGAAGTCGTGCTGCTGGCCAGGGTGCGCTTGACGGCGGGACCATCGAGGATCTGGACGTCATAGGATTCCTGGTCCTCGGCCAGCGGCACCTCGACCTGTTCCCAGGCATCCGCGACCAGCGCGCGGGATCGCCGCGTCCAGCGGATCGTCAGATCGCCCGGGCTGCGCGCGATCCGCCACGGCTGTTCGACATGGACCGGGGCGAAGGGAACAAGCCCCCGGCCAGTGGGGGTGAAGCCCAGCGCGGCGTAACTGTCATCGCTAACTGAACGCGCGGCCGGGCCGACCCGCCAGTTCCAAGGCAGTCCGAGATCGGCCTCGGCGATGGGCAGCGATGACAGCGCGTTGTCCAGGACCACAACCCGCGCTCCTGCCAGGGCCGGGTTGCCCATCGCATGTTCCGTTCCGCGCTGGCCGCGCAGGAGGCTGGTCAGGCGATAGCGGCCCGGGGCGATGAGTTCGGCCGCGCCTGCCTGGACGATCTCCCAGGCCCCGGCCGCCGCCTCGACCGCCAGTGCGTTCGCCCCACCGAACAGCGCGACGTCCGTCACGCTTTCCAGCGTCCCCGACAGCAGATCGACGACCAGCGCATTGCCCAGATCGAAGCGTGAGGTGGGGCCCGGAAAGAAGTCGAAGGCCAGTGTGCCGATCCGCGCCCGATTGCCGAATGTGGTCAGGAGGTTGAAACCATCCGTTGAGGCGCTGCGGAAGACCGCGATCTCGCCGGGCCAGGGGCTGGCATGCGCGGCAATCAGGGGGCGATGCGCAGGCTGGTCCTCAGAGATCTGCGGCAGATCCAGCATCACCACCTCGGGCGTGCCGAAGACGACGGGGCTGGCAAGCGAGGCCGGGCGCGGATCGCCGGGCGGCAGGTCGTAGGCGGCCCGATCCTGGCGGACGGCTTCGATCCCGCGCGCCTCGGCATCGGCGACGGAGACGAGGCGGAATTCCACCTCACGGCCATCATGCGCCAGCCGGATCACGTCGGCTGGATCGAGGGCCAGTCGCGAGGGTGGCAGGCGGAAGGTGGCGCTTTCCCGGCCGATCCAGGCTTCCATCAGCGCACGGCGGCAGCGGCGTTCGGCCTCCTCGGGCGGGATCGCCATGGGGAAGGATTCGGAGGCGATGCGCGTCGTGTCGACTGTGATGCGCCGCGCTTCAACCAGCGCCGCATCATAGTCCTCATCCGCCCGCGCCACCTGCCACTTCAGCGCCTGGGGCAGTTCGGTCTCCTGCGCGCGGACCAGTTCCAGCGCCTCGCCTTCACGGCTTGCGACCAGATCGTCGATGTCCAGCGTGGCGACCGAGGCGCGGCCGCGCATGACGAAGCGGATCACGCCCTCGGTCTCGATGGCATCGAAGCCGAAATGCCGGGCCAGCGTGGAAATTGACGCGCGGGGGCTTTCCAGCGCGCCGATCACATAGCCCTCGACCGCGCCCCAGAGGCCGGAGACGTCGATCAGGTCTTCAGCCAGCCCTGCACGCAGGCAGAGGTGGCGCACGAGGGCTGCGAGCGAGACCGCTCCCAGCCGCCCGGTCAGCCAATGGCCGAGGCGCCAGTTAGGGCCGTCCGTCCAGATACCCGTCAGCTCCGGAAAGAACGGATAGGGTCGCGCATCCCAGCTCCAGGCGGCGCATTCGGGGACATGCACCATCCGGCCGCCGTAAACAGACGAGATCGGGTTGTTCGCAGCCTGACCCCACCAGAGATAACTCGCCTCGAGATAGGCGCGCTGGATCGCGTCATCGCGCCAGCCGCGGGAGAAGTATGGGGTGAAGCTCTCGGACGACTTCGGATCGAAGAAGACGTTCGGCTGGTTCGTGCCCCGGTCGATGGCGGGACAGCCCAGTTCGGTGAACCAGACGGGCTTCGATTGCGGGACCCACGACGTGGGCGTGCCGCTTTCGACCCCGCCCGGGCGGTTGAAATGCGGGTTCGACCACCAGGCGCGGAGATCCTTGTAGCGGAAGACCCATGGCTTCCCTGCGGCACCGTCTGTGATCGGCGTGCGGATCTGCGCCGACCGGTCGGCGGCGGTGGCGTAGAACCAGTCGAAGCCCTCGCCGCCCGCGATGTTGGCCTGCAGATAGCCGCGATCATGGATGGCGGCCCACCCCTCGAGCGCATCGGCATGGTCGAAGCCATCGCGCCAGTCGGAGAGCGGCATGTAATTGTCGATCCCGACGAAATCGACATTCGCATCCGACCAGAGCGGGTCGAGGTGGAAATGGACGTCACCGCTGCTGTCTCCCGGCTGGTGGCCGAAATACTCCGACCAGTCCGAGGCGTAGCCGACCTTGGTGCCCGGCCCGAGGATCGTCTTCACATCCGCTGCCAGCGCCTTGAAGGTGGTGACCGCCGGATAGGCGCTGGCGCTGGACCGGATGGTGGTCAGGCCCCGCATCTCGGTGCCGATCAGGAAGGCATCGACCCCGCCCGCCACGGCACAGAGATGAGCGTAATGCAGGATCATCCGGCGCAGGCCCCAGTCACCCGAGGAGCCGATCCAGGTGACGGTGTCGCCAGAGATCGCGAACTGCGCCGGGGTGGCCGCGCCGAAGAAGGCCGAGACCTGCGTTGCGGCGGCGGCGGTCTTGTCCGCGGCCCCGGCATAGCCTGCTGCTGGGGAGCAGGTGATCCGGCCGCGCCAGGGGAAGCTGGGCTGGCCGGGCGTGGCGGCATTCGCGCTGTAGGGGTTCGGCAGCGAGTTGTCGGGCGGGACGTCCATCAGCAGGAACGGATAGAAGGTGACGCGCAGCCCGCGCGCCTTCATCTCGCGGATGGCCTGCACCACCGCGAAATCCGCAGGCGTGCCGCCATAGACCGGCCGGTCTTCGGCATCGCGGCTGACGAGATGGGCGGCCGAGCGGGAAACCCCGTTGACCGTCCAGACCTTGGGGCTGGTGACCTTGGCCGACACCTCGACGCCGGGCTTGATCGCGCAATTGCCCGCGCGCAGGTCATTGCCGAACCAGGCGACGACGAGGCTGACGCTTTCGACCGCCGGGGCCATGGCCTGCAGCCGGTCCAGCGCCACGACGATATCGGTCTCATCCGGCAGTGCGTTCAGGTTCTCGGCCGAGGTCGTGCCGCCGGTGGTCTGGCCGAACACCGTGGTCGTGGCGCCCACGGTCTTGCGAACAGCCTCGGTCGCATAGGTGAACTCGCCCGAGGCCGGAATCATGGTCACGGCCTTGACCAGTCCCTCGGCGGTATCGGGATCCGCGAGCGGCCGGAAAACCTCGAAGGACAGCTGCGGCAGGCGGTTGCCGTAGGTGGAAAGCGGCAATTCCTCGAAGACGACATAGGCTGTGCCGCGATAGGCGGGCGTGTTGGCCGCGCCCATCTTCGCAGCGATGAACGGATCGGCCGCTTGCGCCTCGTTCCCCGGATACCAGCGCCAGGTGATCCCCGTCATGTCGAGCGGCTTGCCATCGGCCCAGATGCGCCCGATGCCGGTGATCGGACCCTCGCAGAGGGCCACCGCGAAGGATGCATAGTAGAGGTATTCGGTCGTCCGGACCTTGCCGCCCCCGCCGCCCTTGCCACCGCCTTGCGTGGTGGTCTTCGTCTCCTCGCGGAAATCCGTGGCCCAGATGATATTGCCGCCGATGCGCATCCGTCCGTAAAGGCGCGGGATGACCGCGCCCTCGGTGGCGGAGGTGATCCGAAGACTATCGAGCCGTTGGCCCTCGATCTTCTGCGCGGGCGCCAGCGAGGACACGATCCAGCTGTCGACCACCGACCCGATGGTGGAGCCGATGAAGCCACCGATGGCGGCACCGGAAAAGCCGAGGATCGCACCACCAAAGGCTCCGCCGATGGCGGAACCGACGGCGCCGAGGACAAGGGTTGCCATTGTGGAAACTCAGGGTTCGAAGGGTTGTGCTGGTCAGTGTGCGGGGAACAGGAATGCGAAGGCGATGCGCCGCCGCCATGCGGGTGTCAGCGGCTCCTCGATCACGCCAAGGCGCTCATAGGCGTGGAGGAAGGCGTCGGGGCCGGTAAGGATCCCGACATGCTTGGCGATGGCGCGGGGCATCATCCGGAACAGGATCAGCGCACCGGGCCCAGCCTCGGATCGATCAAGTTCCGGCATCATCCGTCTTGCGCCGTCGGCCAGCACCTCGCGCGGGCCGGTCTCGCCCCAGTCGCGGCTGTAGGGCGGGATCGGGAACGGCTCCGGCCCGACCACGTCGCGCCAAACGCCGCGCGCAAGGCCGAGACAATCGCAGCCGACCCCGCGCAAGCTGGCCTGGTCGTGGTAGGGAGTGCCGAGCCAGGATCGCGCGGCGGTAATGACATGGGCGGGATCGGCAGACTTCACAGCACCGCCCCCTCGTGACCGCCGTCCTTGGTGGCGTAGCGCAGCACGGCATCCTGGCCGGGGATGTGCGGAAAGCCCCGGAAGTTCGCGACATTGGCGAACTTCGTCCCGCAGGTCGCGATCCGCTTGTCGCAGCCCGCCCGGATCACGAAGGCATCCGTCGCCGTGATCGGGCGCACCGGCGCCTCCAGCAGGGTCAGGATGGCGACGCCGTCGACGAGGTCATGCGACAACACCTCGACCCGCCGCCCCGCATTCGCGCCGGTCGACCATTCCACCAGGCCGAAGGCGAACCAGCCCGCCACGTAGCTGGCGAGTCCGGAAGCGGTGAAGGCCCGGTCGCGCAGCACATCGATCACCGCGCCGGTGCCCGTGAAGGCCGGGGCCTCGAGGTTCACCCCGCAGCGCGGATCGCCCAGCGCGGCATCGCAACTCGCCTGAAACGTCCGCCCGACCGTCTGGCCGAGGACATGGGCCAGCGACCGGACCTCCGCCACGAAGGCGAGCCGCCCACGCCGGATCTGGCCGATGGCGCCGCGGCGCAGGAGCACGCGCTGCGCCGGGTTCGCCCAGTTCACCCGCCAGACCTCGACAACTGCGGCGTCCCAGCGGCCGTCGAGGATGTCGGTCTCGGTGATGCGTTCGGAGGATAGCACGCCTTGCGCGTCCTGCGCGTCGACGGACAGGTCGGATCCCGACCGCACCTCGGACGCGGTCAGTCCGCTTTCCGGCTCGAATTCCGTCCCGTCGAAGCTGAGCGTCCTGTCATGGTCAGTGAAGCCTAAGGTCATGCCATCGGCCCGGGTGATGCGCCAGCACCATGCGAGGGTTGTCGTGCCCTCGTCGAGATGGGCCTGCAGCGAGGGCGGGAGGGACTTCATGGCCGGTCTCCCCGCGCTGCAGCCACACAAAGGGCGACGACAAACATGCCGATGACCCCGCCCACGACCATGCCTGCGAGAAACTCAATCATCGCCGCGGAACCCGCGTTCGATCCGGTCGCGCAGGCCGATGAGGCCAAGGCCGAGCGCTATCAGCGCGGCGGGCGATGCATCGCCGGAGCCAGACAGGAGCGTGATCAGCCGGGCGAGATCGGCCAGCGGGCCGGTGGCGGGCAGCGCGAGGGAGGCGGCGCCGGTCGCGAAGGCGAGCAGCCCCGCCCACCAGGTGAGCGAGGTCGGACGGATGTAACGCATGGGATCAGGCCCTCCGGATCAGGGTGGTGAAAAGGCCGACCAGCCGGGCGAGCCAGCCGGAAGGCGCGTCTGGCGCAGGCTCGGGGACAGTCGGCTGCGGCACGAGCGGCTGGCGCAGGAGCGCCAGCGCCTCGGCCTCGGTCAGGCGGCGGACGGGGCGCGAGAAGTCCACCCGCCCGTTGCGGTCCACGGCCCAGACCGGGATCGTCCCGCCGGGATAGCGGCCGTGGCGAAAGAGGTCGCGTTCAGCCTCGCGGCGCGGGATGATCGCGGCCGGTCGCCGCCAGTTCAGAAACGCGTCGGCGGCTGCAACGCGATTGCCGGCGTTGAGCGCCTTGGTCAGCGTGGCCCTGGCGATGGCGCCGGTGTTGTAGTGGAAAGACACCAGCGCATCGAACTCGTGGGGCTCGAGCGGCACCTTCACCGCGCCCAACACCTCGGTCTCGTAGGCGGCAAGGTCGGCGCGAAAGAGCCGGAAAGCCTCACGGATCCCGGCATCCAGGTCGGCCGGCATGCCGCGCGCCATTTGCGCCGGATCAGGCGGCCCGGCCGCGGCCGTGTGGCCGATGCCGAAGGTCCAGACCTGTTTCACATCGAGATAGGGTCCGGGCACGATTCC